AAGCAGGATGTTCGAGCATCGACGGAATATATTATAGTACCACAAATCTTAAAGAAGACATATTTGCTAAACCTAATGTTGGCATGTTTAAAAGAGCCGAAACCGAGCTAGGTGTAAAATTTAAAGGCGGAGCATTTGTGGGAGATAAAATCAGTGATCTTAAAGCCGCAGAAAAAACTGGAGCAATACCTGTCCTGGTAAAAACTGGATACGGCGAAGAAACTCTAAAAGAATTAGAAAGATATGCACATAGAGAATTAAAAAGAAAAACTATGATTTTTGATAATCTTTGGTCATTTGCTGAATCATTACCCTGGAATGAAGAATGAGAGTGGTTGGTATAAGTCCGTTGCATGACAGTTCTGTTGCCGTAATCAATGACGGTGAGTTGGAATACTTTTTTAAAGAAGAACGATTATCAAGATCTAAAAGAGACGGTCCTCCAATCTTAGCTATTCAAAAATTAGTAGAAACTGTTAAAGGTCCTGTAGACCATGTCTGTATTGCAGCCCCTACCGGTAACGATCCCTGCGTGAGATATATTGTAACTCAACTAAAAAAGATATTTAAGTGTCCTGTGACAGATTATTGCCAGCATCATCATTTAGCACACGCTAATCTAGCATTTCATAACAGCGACTTCGAAGAAGCTTTGGTATTTGTTATAGATCGAGACGGATCTTTGATAGAGGATTTTGCCAGAGAAGCAGAAACCGTCTTTTATGTGGATAAAGAACAAATATTTAACACTCTGCATAAGAATTTTTGGGTAACTGATGTAGGATCCGAATCTGATTTAAAACGATTTTCGTTTGCCAAACTCTTTAAAGATCGTCGTCGAAATTATAATATTGACAGCTCTATGAGTGTTGTCAAAGTTTACGAATCTGCAACTAGCCTGATCAATCAAAAACCATTAGAAAACGGAAAAACAATGGGGCTAGCATCTTATGGTAAAGATCAAGAATTTCCCAATTTGTTTGAAAGTGGACGACCGTTAGATCATAAGTTCCTTCACGGAAATTTTGTTATGGACGGGCACAGCACTCCGATATATAAGGATTATATTTTACAAATAGCTCCTACGGTAACACAAGAAAATTTTCAACTTTATGCAGACTACGCATTTCAAGTTCAAAAACAAACACAGCAAGTAGTTTTAGAAATGATACAGTATTGGGTTAATGAAACCGGGATTAAAAATGTTTGTGTTACTGGTGGATACGGACTAAATGTTGTAGCTAATCAGCACTACATTAAAAATTTACCTGACGTTAATTTTTATTTTGAACCGTTAGCCGACGACAGCGGTAATAGTATAGGCAGCGCATTAGATCTTTACAGAAATGTTTCGGGGGACAAAAATATAAAACCCCTTACACACACGTTTGTTCACGGAGTTACTTCGATAATTCCTGCTGATATCGGAATAGACTGCGATGAAAAAATGATTTCTAATTTTTTATTAGATCAAAAAACAGTGGCAGTTTTTAATGGTTTAGCCGAATCTGGACCCAGGGCATTAGGACATAGATCAATTCTTTTCGATGCAAGAAATCCCAATGCTAAAACTATTGTAAACAAGATTAAAAAAAGAGAGTGGTATCGCCCATTTGCAGCAATGGTTCTGGAAGAAGACTTTCAACATCATTTTGAAACATTAGGTTTAACTAAATCAGAATTTATGACAGTGTCTTTCACAGTTATAGATGATACTATATCGGGCGTAACACATGTAGATAACACTTGTAGAGTTCAAACAGTATCGAAAAATATACCGCATATATATAAACTATTACAAGAATTTAAAAAACAATCAGGAATATCAGTTCTTTTAAATACAAGTTTTAATCTTGCAGGGGAACCTTTAGTAGACACCTTGGAAGATGCTCTAAAAACTTTTAATGATTCTGAACTAGATGTGTTATGGTTTCCTGAAATTAACAGAGGATTGATAAAATAATGGGACCAGCAGGAAGCCAACTTAAAATAGCAGAAAACGGTCAGGACTTTTTTGTCTTAGATCGAGTGTCGTATAAGGAACGTGGATTCTTTGTGGACATAGGTGCTGCAGACGGAATAACAGGTTCAAATACTTTTATACTAGAAAAGTTTTACAAATGGAACGGCATTTGTGTAGATCCAAATCCTGTTTTTATGCAGAGTCTCTTCAATTGCAGAGACACATCTGTGAGTACATTATGCGTTTATTCTGAAACTGGTAAAATATTACCATTTAAATTTTGTGTAGACGACAATCAGTTCTTTGGCTGGAATTTTAGATCCGGATTAAAATCACACTTGTCTAGTATCAATCAAGAAATTGACAAATCGTTTTCTACAATTAATGTTTTAACCATTTCATTAAATGATCTTTTAGAGCTGTATAACGCCCCTACTGACATAGACTATATCAGTCTAGATACTGAAGGCAGTGAATATGACATACTTAAAACTTTTGATTTTAAAAAATATAATGTGAAGTGTATCACTGTAGAACATGCTTTTACAGAAAATAGAGGATTAATTTTTAATCTATTAATTAAAAACAATTACACTCGAGTAAATACTGAGCAGTCGGGGCAAGAAGATTGGTATGTAAAATTATAAACCTCTATACTGCCTCTGCATGAACCATTCTGTGTTTGTGATAGCATCTTCGAATTCTTTAAATGTTTTCGTATTATCTTTGATAGTTTCAATTTCTGTAATAAGTTGAGCTTGTTCGCGGGTTAATCTTGGTTCCAGTTTCATGTCGTCCTTAAGCTTCAACATCCATATAGCATGCTGTCTTGGAGTAGGATGAGCTTCGTTCCACATACCATTTTTAACAGGATAAGATTTTTCTATATTTCGGTTTTTGTCAAATTGAAAGCTCCACGACAGTTCGTGACTTTCTTCTACAACATTTATAATAGGATCAGCCCAGCGATTCTGATATCGATCCCATATGTGTTCCTTGTAAAACATTAAATCCGGATATACATCATAAAATTTTCTCATTTTATCTTTGACTTGATATTCGCCGCCGAATGTATCATCGCTCAACGTGTTACCCACTAATTGTAAATCATTCATAGATGTCATCATCCATTTACAACCAATGCCTTCTAAAAATTGAATGACCAGTGAGATATTATTCAAGGTGTGTATGAGATAGGCCTTTTCATCCCAAAATGTATTGATCCATTTGTAATCAAATACTCTAGAATTTTCTTTAGAAAATATACTGCCATGTGTGGCCCAATATGTTCCTTCAAGTTTATGAATATTAGTTCTCATATAATCGTGTCTTAACGGACTGGTCCACTGAATTATCACAGTGTCTTTATTGCTGATGCCCATCCGGGCATGGCATTCAGCCAATCTTTCTGCGATAGCTCGATTTCCTAATCCCGCATAGCCCCAATTATAATGACATGCACCATATTCTAGTCCTAATAGGTCGGCCCAGGTAGGCCAGTTATAGTTTGTAAAGCTACAACCAAAAGTAAACAGTCTCATTAGTAGTTCTCGTTTTTAATATTTCTAATATATTCTATCATTGTTCTGTGAGGAACAGTCTGGCATCTTAAATGTAGAGCATGATCAACAACTTCGTCTGCTCTTAATTTCGAATCTTGATCAACCATAAGATGGTATTCTTGTTTTATTTTATCAGTATCCAATAATCCTAATCCGTGTAATATCAAAATATGATGTGGATCAGAAAATAATCTAAACTGGCTAGAGTCTACAAAATCATCAAGTGTAGGTAATTTATTTTTCCATACATCTAATTTAGACGATAGTGAATCGGGTAACTCTATATTCCTAGCAGCGATCCAAAATTCTGTGTTTGATTTCTTAGTAAGGTAGTGCAAGATTATAAAGTCTCTGATATTTTCTAATATGCCAGTCATCAAATCATTATATTTTTTAATCACAGGCTCTTCATAATTTACAATTAGGTCCGATAAAAGAAATGCCTGCTGTATAGTAGTTCCAATTGAAGATGCTTCTAACGGCTCAACAAAACTAGCACTCAGTCCAACTGCACAGCAGTTTTTAATCCATGGAGTATCTAGTGCGCCGGGGTTAAAATTTATTTCTCTATTAATTTCTACAGATTTTCCTAGAAATTTTTCTATTTCTGCGTGTGCAGCAGTACGGTCAATAAAATCGTTGTCAAAGATATAACCGTTGCCAGTTCTGCCATATGTAGGAATTGAAAACATCCAACCGTAGTCCATGGCCTGTGCTGTGGTGTACATAGGAATGTTGCCCTCAGGCATTCCGGTGGCAAACATAATAGCCGATTTCATTTTGAGATACTTCGAATAAGAATTCCATTCAGCTCCCATCTTGTCAATTAGCAATCTTTTGAATCCTGTAGAGTCAACATAAAAGTCATATTCGTATACGTCTTTGTTGCCTTTAATAGAAGAAATTTCTCCCTGCTCGTTGAGAATGATATCAACTATCTCGTCATCAAAAATTCTAATGCCCTTGTGCTCGCTGACCATGGTTAGGAAATCATTAAGTTTGTGCGTGTTGAAATGAAATTGTAGTACAGGGGACGATGCATGGTTAGACATAAACCATGTATTAACACTGCTGTCCCAAGTATGGGAAGACATTAGTTCTCTAGGCTCTGCATTATTAGCAATCTGCTTGGCATAGGCATAGTGATATTTTTTCTCAGTTTGACTAAAACCAGAACTAATGCTTTGTAAAAAATCTTTCTCACCCCAGTCTTTAAACATAATGCCTGATTTAAAAGTAGAGTCGCATTCTTTTACAATATCAAAATAATGAATACCGACAAAATCCATAAAAGAAGTCCAGTGTTCTGTACTACCTTCCCCTACTCCCACGATTCCTATTTTTTCTGACCTAATAACGTCTACATCAAAAGATGGAAATCTTGTTTTTAAGATCAACGCAGTAACTAATCCTGCGGTACCACCACCTACAATTGCAATTCGTTTTACTGTTTTCATATTATTCCAAGAATTGTACCCATGTGTTCATGATATATTTGTCGCCTTGTAGAGGAGGATTTCCTCGATGAGTATGCGTGAATGATCCAGGAACTATAACTATAGTTCCTTTCGTGGCAGGAATTCTTTTATGTTGATATAGAAATTCTGTTTCCCCGCCTTCTTCAACTGTGTTAAGGTACAGAATAACTAACAGCAGCCTAGGACTACTAACAATATCCCCCTGCTCGCAGTGCCAAACATGATAACCTTCACCGGGCTGATTTTTTTGTATTTTGAATTTGCCCGTAAATCCTAGTTTACCTACAGTTTCAACTACACCGTATTTTTGTTGATAGGCTTCAAAACAGCCCCAAAACGCATTAACAAATTCTTGTGTAAAATAATGATCTAAATCACTGATCACAGAGTTGCCATCTGCTTTTAGAAAATAAGTTTCGTTATCCTTGTCGATAAATCTAGTTCCTTCGGAACTTTTTCTAGAAGCCGAGTGCCCAAGATTTTTAATATATTCAAAATGTTCTATAATTTTTCCGCAGGTCTGGGGCGATACTGCATTGGGGAAAATACCAATAAAATCACTGATTTCGTAGTTATCCATAACTTAATTTATCATAAATACAAGACACTGCTATTCGTTGTGAATGTATAAATACGGGATAGCTAGTTACAAGGAGATCCTATGACTGTATACGATGATTATCCAAAAGAGCGGACTGATCCGAGTCATTCTAATGACCAAATGGTCTGCTTCTTCTGCAAGAAACCCGTGGCTGAAATTAATGGAAGACTTGAAAATCATGCACCTGATTGTAAATATAGAATAAAAAAAGAAGCACAAAGATAGTTTAAATGCCTGTTAATCGGGCATTTTTAATATTCCAACTACACTTCCATAACATTACACTACCCATCTTTCTATTATAAATGCACGGAGTCACAATACGACTCCATGCTAACAAAATAACGATATATACACTTGATAGTAGAACTATAGCACATCCAGCAATAAAACATAGTCTTGAATATTAAGACAGATTGCAGGTTATTGAATTTAAAAACAAGTGGGATACATATGATAATATATTGGGGGGCTTCTTCGTTTCATCAACAACTATATCTAGGATTGCACGGGCCAGTGCCTGCATTCTCAGATATGAAAATATTGTCCGAAAAACTTGTACAAAAAAATCAATGGACTGATTTTACAAGATGTCCTTCATTGATACAGTATTCGAATAATTTATTTTCTCTTAAGAGCCCTATTGATTTAGATTTCGTATATGATGGTAATATGGTTACGTTTGATTATGATCAATATCCTATGGATTTTATTTCAAGAATAGCTACTGAACGAGATTCACAGGCCGGTCTCATATCTCTAGCACTTTGTCCTTATATGTTTTTTTCAGAAAAAGATTGCGAAATGCAAATCTCTAGTTCCACCACAGCTGATAATAGTTTTACTCAAAATTGTATACTAATACCCGGGCAGTACAACGTAGGAAAATGGTTTAGAGGTATAGATTTTGGGTTCTTTATCAAAAATCAAAATACCAAGGTATCTATTAAAAAAGGTGATACCATTGCTAACATACGTTTTTTAACTGACGAAAAAATTTCATTCAAGAAATTCTTTATCACTAATGAATGTGGTAATATGGCCAATCTAGTGGTGAATTATAAACACTCACAAAAATTTCCTTTAAACAAGTATCTAACAAATATGTATACCGATTTTAAAAACTCAAAACTTCGAACTCAAATTTTAAAAGAAATACAGAATAATTTAATGGATTAGGAAACACAGGTAATGACACAATTATCGGGAATAATAGAAAAAGGATGGGGATCTGAGGAGATATGGGCAACCAATGAAAAATACTGTGGCAAATTTATGCATTTTAATAACGGATCTAAATTTAGCATGCATTTTCACAGTGACAAAGACGAAACCTGGTATTGTTTATCCGGAAAGTTTACTCTCAGATGGATAGATACTAGCACTGCTGAGGTATTTGAAAAAGAATTTTTGCCTAAACAGGTATGGAGGAATCAGCCCAAGGTACCTCATCAATTGGTCTGCCATGTTGCCGGAACAATCATTGAAGTAAGCACACCGGATTCAGTGGAAGATAATTATAGAATATCTCCAGGCGACAGTCAACGATGACTCGAGTGGTTGTAAATGGGTCATTTGATCTGCTTCATCTCGGACATTTAAAATTATTAGAATACGCACGAAGTTACCCTCAGAGTTATGTATTAGTACTCACTGACAGTGATCGTCGAATACGACAATTGAAAGGGGATTCACGCCCTATACACAACGAGTACGAACGATGCAGCTTTTTATCGGCACTGAAGTTTGTGGATCGAGTTGAAATTTTTGATTCGGATCAAGAATTAGAAAACCTCATCAAAGAATTTCAACCTGACGTAATGGTCAAAGGCAGTGATTATCAAGATAAAAAAATCATTGGAGCGGAATACTGTAAAGAAATTAAATTTTATGCAAGATTCGAAAAATATTCAACCACAAACAAAATACAAGATATTACTAATCGGTGATGCTGGCGAGGACATTTACACATACGGTGATGTTAATCGTGTAAGTCCTGAGGCGCCGGTGCCGGTGTTTGAACCTAAATACACCATCCATCGAGAAGGAATGGCCGGCAACGTATGCAAAAATTTAGAAGCATTAGGGTGCATTGTAAATTTTCTGCATGGAGAAATCAGCAGGAAAAATAGATTCATCGACATACGTAGTAAACAACAGTTAATGCGGGTGGATCAAGACGTTCAGAGCATCCCTGTGCAATTTGAAACCAATATTCCAACCATATACGATGCCATTGTTATTAGTGACTATAATAAAGGCACAGTGGATTATGATCTAATAGAAGACCTGGTCAAGAAAATAACAGTGCCAATTTTTATTGACACAAAGAAAACTGACCTGGCCCGCATGGGCGGATGTTATGTAAAGATCAATGCACTGGAAAAAAGTCGTGTTACCAGTTACCATCCAGAGTTTAATCACTTGATTGTCACACACGGTGACAAAGGAGCAGAATGGAATGGGTGGGTTTATCCTGCAGAAACAGCAGGTGATGTAATTGATGTCTGTGGTGCCGGCGATACATTTTTAGCAGCCCTTGTCTATAAATTTTTAGAAACACAGCATATGCCTGATGCCGTGAAATTTGCCAACAAAGCAGCTGCGGTGACAGTAAAACATGTGGGAGTATATGCACCCCGTTTGGAGGAAATTTTATGATTGTATTAACAGGCGCTGGCGGTTTTATTGGCAGTGTTATCTTAGGATACCTAAACAAACAAGGTATTACAGATATTGTATTATTCGACGATTTACCTACAGGAGATCAATTTAAAAATCTTATAGGAAAACAGTACATTTCATTGCATTCCACTGAAGAAACATTTGAAAATATCTCAGATATCGATGCAGTCATACACTTTGGTGCTAATTCAAGTACCTTAGAAAAAAATTGGTCTAAGATATACCAGACTAATGTTCTTTCTACTCGAGTATGGAATCAAATTTGCCTAGAGAGAGATATTCCTTTTATATTTGCTAGTTCTGCAGCCATATACGGTAATGGCACTGGCCCGTTGAATCATTATGCATTTAGTAAAATGATTAGTGAAAACGAAATCACTGGGGCTGCACTGAGATTGTTTAATGTCTATGGTCCAAACGAATATCATAAAGATCGCATGGCATCCACTATCTATCATTGGTACCATCAGCTCAAAAACAATCGTACAATACAGATATTTGAAAACAGCGACATTTATAGCAGAGATTTTATATGGGTAGAAGATATAGCAAAGACTGTGTTTCATCTACTCTACACTAATTATCAACCCGGAGTATATGATTTAGGCTCAGGAAATTCGGTTAGTTTTGATAGGATATCGGAACTGTTAATAGATACCGTAGGATTCGGTGATAAAAATTATATAAAAATGCCAGATGATCTATCTAAGCAATATCAAACCAGCACAACGGCGAACAATAAAAATCTTCAAAAAATCAATGTTGCTACTGAAGATTTCTTGTCCATAGAACACGGTGTTTCTAAATATTTAGAATTTCTAGCATCTGATCGTTACTATTGATTTTGGTAAATATTATACAAT